ACATCCTGATACGGCTGGGCGCCAGAAGCATTACTCCTGGCGCCCGTTCGTTACGCACTCACCTGTGTTGTCGTCACAGGCTTCTTGGCAGTCCGTGTCTTCTTGGCATTCGCCTTGACAGCAGCCTTGCTATCTTCCGGAGAATACCAAACGAAAGTCTCGGACGCACCAGCCTTGGGACGCGTGCCGTTCAAAGCCTTGGCCTTGACGGCATTGTCCTCAATCATCTTGGCAGCAATAACCTGCGCTTCCGTCTTGCTGGTGTAAGAACCAACGAGACGAACAACGTGCTTATTGCGGCCATACTGGCGAATGCTGTCGTGAATCGGCTGGTTAAAGTTTGCGTCCCTCGAACCAACAACCAGCAAGTTAAGCAGTGCTGTGCTGCTGATGTTCTTGCGAACGGACACATACTTGCCGCCGTTTGCATCGCAGCTAACCACGTAGATGTGGTACACCGGAGTAGCCTTGGCGATCAGACCAGCAACCTTAGAAGCAGGAACCTTAGACATTGTGTTAGCCTTTCTAGGATTACCCTCTGTGTTATCAGGCTTGGGACTGTCATGTGCCCGACCATTCGGACACTATGGCCACATTACAGTGCCCACCCGGAGGTGAGCACCGCCTAGAAAGGAACAATGGATTTGGATACCTGAACTAAGTCCAACGCTTAGCCACCTACCTTGATCGTTTGTGTATCTACGCGATGACCTGCGCCCGTAGGCTAGTTGGCGGCTTATCTCTATGCGTAGATACGCTCGTGTCAGGCAGACTTTCGTCCCTGGTATCCATTTAGTTGATTCAATTGTCAAAGAGTGCGGGAAGCCACGAATTCTAGCTGCGATGCGGAATGCCCCGGAATATCCTGGCGGACTATCGGCTGGACGCGCACCGGAGTGCGGCTTACCCATTACCGATCCTGGACGGCAGGAGCGCGATATGCGCCCTAAATCCCCAGATCGCTGCCCCTAGGGTGGCCCTACGCCGGCCAGAAGAGACTGGCGCGATAGGTGCCCTAGGCGGCTGGACCTGCCCACCTAGCGCCAAAGGAGAGGCGCGACACGGGCGGTCCATCTAGAAACCTGATTCCCATTTGAAAGAGCGATAGGCGGTCCGGCTCTTCCGAACCCAGAAGAAGTCTAGCTGAAACCAGCCTTGATATCTATAGCGGCTTTTTAGACGAATCTTTGAATTTAGATCACCAACCAATTTTGTAAAGAACAAACCGGGAACGAACAGCCCTACGAACCTGGGCACTAGGGTAGCACTGGGGTATCCCCTAGACGCCGCGTAGCCACATCCTAGGCCCCATAGCGGCCAGGTCTAGGTGATCCGCTCCTGGCGCCAGGAGCCTACCCAGAATTAAGGCCGGATCGGACTCATTGCCCGGGATTAGTCGCTGATCGGACCTATAAGCATGGATAGGTATACGTCCTGATCAATCAGGAAATGTAAACATATACAAACGTATATACGAACGTATATACGAATATATATACGAATTGATTGACGCATACAAATTGATTGGGTATATACGAATTGATTGACGTTAGCATATACCCGAAATAGTTATTGAGGCGGATTTACATGGCCTAGTGACTAGACCGCTCCATCATTATGGAGTAGGCTTATCGTCTGGAAGCATTATGCTTCTGGGGTGTCCGGCTTGTTCTTTGAAATTGTGAAGGAGACGTTATGGCAAAACGTAGGAGCAAAACTTTGTCAGAGTATCAACATGTGCCCAATGTGCCAGAAAATTCGTTCCTACCTCCTGGCGCCCCGATGGCCAACACTGAAGCGACCAATACTTCAGAAGCCCAAGGAACCCCAGAAGGATCGGAAGGCTACCCAGCAGTCCAAAACACAACGATGACTGCTGAAGAATTGAAGGCAAAAGAGGCTGCTGAAGCTGAAACGCGAGTCAATCGTGCCAAGCGTGCTACTGGCCCCCGTAGGCTCAATCCAAATGAGCGGAAGGTGGTTGGATGGTGGTTGGAAAAGTATATTGGGGAACACGACCCAATAGACAAGGAAGTGCCTTTCAGTGAAATTGACCATGACACAAAGGCATTTTTCCAGCCTTCCATGAAGGACAACGTTGTCCAGCGCGGCATCTTCAATGCTGTCTACGATACTGAGACACAGCAATTGAAGGCAGTAAAGCTCACCGAGATTGGAGCTACACTTTTCGCAGCACAAATGCGTAAGTTGCCGCTCAATGATGGTGAGCCCAAGGGCAAAGTTACTCGTGGTATCCGCAAGACCAAAAGAGTATCGTCAGAAAATGGTGAAGAAGTTGTTAGCATCATTTATGATGATAATGTGCGTTTGCGGAAGCTTGCCGACAAAAACCCCAGGAGAGACAGAGTTCATGGTTGGTTCTCTTGGGAAATGTACGAAAATGGCATGACCTATCGCCAGTATCTGCGGAAGAAGTATGACGAAACTTGGACCACAGCTGGTGGTTCTGTGTTTAGTGGCCCACGCCGCGATCACTGGGAATGGGATCTGAACCACGGCTACACTGGTCTATACTATGCAGACCAGCCTGAGTTTTTGGAGGATGGATCTCCAAATCCGAAGTTCTGGTTCATTAACAAAATGAAGGAGGTCAAGACCAACGAACCTGCAACAGAATAACGTCTCTTGCTCCTGGCGCTCCCATCCGGCGCCAGGAGCGTCTCTTCATGTATGGAGGATACAATGCCAAAGGTTGATGTCAGTTCATTAACGAATGAAGAAACAGCAGAGTTGCTTGAACAATTAATTGGTCTAGTGTCGTTTAATGCACTGAGAGATGCAATTGTGGAAAATCTTGATGCTGATATGTTGGAAGAATTAGCAATAGCATGTGAAGAGCAAGTTCAAGAACTGAGAGAAGCAGAAAATGAAGATGATGGAGATGAAGAATGAGTGATATAGAAAAGCAAGTTTTATTGAAGGCACGCGAATATGCAGATGTTCTAGGTTATTTTATGAATGGTGAGGTTGATTTAGAAACATATCACAAAGCGGTAATGGAATTGTTGAGAGCAGCAGTTAAAATGGCAGAATAATACAAATCGAGAGGCCAGAACGTATCTGGCCTCTCAGTTTGTTTCATGGGAAGGAAACGTTCAACAGAAAGAACAAGTGTCCGGCTCATTCTTAACAGTCATTTTCGACTGTCACGCGTATATAGCGCGGGAGGATCGCGCCCGTCTAGCGTTTTTTCTATATGTCTAATATTCTTATTTGAATTTGTTGCCAATTATCAACCAGCTTCTGGCCCTTGTCTGTTAGATGAACACTATCTTTATTGATATATTGAAAATCAATTCCTGCTTCACGATAAAAATTGAATATTGATTTAACCTTTTCTCCAAACAGTTCATCAAGATTATTGTTTGATAATGGAATATTGTTGGTGTGACACCAATCAATTGTGCATAGCACCCACAGCATTGTAAGTTTATCAATAACTGTTACATTTGAATTCTGTGATCTTATCATAAAAGAATTAAGGCTTTACGGTTACGTTATCCGCGCTATACTCGCTCGCGGAAAAGAGAACGCCAGCAACTCAGCGGTAAATTACTGGCGTTCCAGGTTGCATTTTGCACCTACCAAATAGGGGAGGAAACACCTAAATGGCGCCCGCTATATACGACGATAGCGAAGAAAAAGCTAGTCCTAATTATAACACAGTTTGTGTTGCTTTAGCTCGTAATGGTAAAAGATTATGCAAGATAGTTTCTCCTGGCGGAGAAATCCCCTTTGATAATGCTTATTACTACAAATTCTTCAATGAACAAATAGAGTCATTACAAGATTTATTTCAATTAGTTCAGTATCTATTACATCGACCACAATGTTGTTTGATACGTGGTGTTGCTAAGGATGACAGTGTTCAAAGACAAAGACGATTGTTTCAAGGCGATTCAACTATTATTGAACAAGAACAGAACTGGTTTGCGTTAGATATTGATGGATTTAGCGAATCAACAGGAGATTTAAAGATTGATCATCATAGAGTTCTCCTGGCGCTCAATATGAATGTGGAATCATTCGCAATACCTAGTGCTGGTTATTTGCGAAAACCAGGCATACATATCAGAATATTTATGTGGAATCTATCTAAGGTAACATGCTCAGAATTGAAGAAGTATTTCACCAGATATAAAGATGTAGTAGATTTAGCACTCTTTCATCCTATCCAGCCTATCTATACTGCGCGGCCTTTATTTAATGGATGCTGCGATCCTTGTAATAAGTTATGGTCATGGCATATTAGTGATAATCAATTCGTTAATGTGCCAAAAATATACACAGATAGGTCTGGTAGACATGAAGAATTGTATACCAGAAAACAAGCTGATAGGTTTTTGAAAACTTTTCTTCGGAAAGTATTTCAAGACAGCGTTGCTTCTGGCCATAGGCATAGCTGGTTATTCGGAGTATCAGTAGCATTAGGCAAATGGATCGAACAGGACTTATTAGATGAAGAAGAAACAGTTGAATTATTGTATCTAGCCACAGCAACATGGAAGGGTGACAGAAAGAAAGATATGCAAACTATACTTGACGGAATCAAACGGGGAAAACTGGCGATGGAGGGTGTAGTATGATTATACAAGAGATACTTCATGAATTGAATTCATTTGCTGATTCATCTGCCAAGAGGATGTATCTTGAAGAACATATAAATGATATTATGGATGGAATATTCGTCCTTAGTGATACTGATAAACCATTTTATATTGAAAAGCTTTGTAATGCATTCGATGGAACAGGATCAAAAGCAGCAATTAAAAAATATATTGATGCTGCATTAGAACATAGGGAAAAACAAGAAGCAAAGAATAGAATTGCCGATTTTTCTAGTGTTGATTACGATATTCTTGATATGAGTCCCTCTGGTATGTTATTCCCTACACAAGATAACTTTTACAATATTCTCCTGGCGGCCAATCGCGTAAAGATGATTTGGGAGGATATGTCAGCAAATATATATTATACAAATATTGATTGGGATACACCTTGGCCTACATTTAAAATACCAGGAGTTCCTGGTGAATATCATAGAAATTCTGAATATCATACTACAGAATTAAAACGCAAATTAAATAAAAATGGATTTCCTTCTGAATCAAGATGGTTTTCGTTGAAAGAAGCTCATCAAAATGTAGCACAGAAAAATAGAGTTGATTTTTATCAGCTTTATATGAGAAATATTGAAGAAGAAAATCCAGATGATGGAATTGACAGATTTACAATAGACAATTGTTTCGCAGTTAAATATTTGGGTGCTCCAAAAGAACAATGGAGTGCTATATGGTCACGCGTATTAATGATGTCTCTTGTTTGGCGCTGTTTTTCTCCTGGCTGTCCACAACGATATTACTTCACTATTGAAGGTGAGCAAAATATTGGCAAGACACAATTTTGTAGAGCATTGGTTCCTAATTTCTGGTATACAAGTGCAGCATTATCAGCAAGAGATGACATTATTGAATTTTATCGTGGGACTTATGATAAGGCTGTAATTGAGTTTGCTGAACTTGGTGGAACTGATAGAGCATCAAAAAATTTATTCAAGAGAGTTGTTACTGAAACTCATTCAACATTTAGACGAATGAGAGCAGATGATGTAGTTGATTATCCAAAGAGAAATATTATCATTTTAACAACGAATGAAACGGAATTTCTTGGAAGAGACGAAAGTGGTGACACTAGAGCAGTGACATTGAGATCTGATTTAAGACAAAATGAATTTATGCTCCTGGCGGAATTTGCCAAAGAATATCCAAAAATACTTGCTCAAGCTATAAGAATGTATGATGCTGGAATTAGTTGTTATTTGAATCTAGAAGAATTTGATTTACAGAAGGCTCAAATTGAGAAAAGAGATGTGGTATTTACATCAGAAGAATATGATATTATCTGTGGTTATTTCTTGGACAACAATGTATTAGATATAGCCAAACAACAAGGTGCTTATCTTGATCCTATTTATGATTATGCAATGGGCGAGTGGAGTATGACCAAACCAGAAATAATGAAGCGTGCACGAGCCTTCAGTGCTGCTTTAAAGAAATATGGATTTAGTAAACATGACAATAAAGCAGTGCAGATTGATGGTAAGCCCAGAAAAGTTTGGTATTGGAGAGATTGAATGAACTTACAGTTAGGAACGGTTAGGTTATGAATTCTGAAATCCTTGTATATAAAGGATTAATTAGTTCTTATAACCAAACTAACCTAATAACTTGTTAAAATAGGAGAGGGGAGATTGACACTATGATCGTAACAAACAAACAACCGTCTAAAATCAGATACGTTTTTTCCCTTATAGTCATAGGGAAAAAATCGGTTATTCGGTTACGGTTAGTTAGGAATTTGATAAGAGAGAGGCGCGCCAGGAGAAAAATCATTAATAATTTGGTTGACAATGCCATGACAAGAGACGGCCCAGGAGCATGATTGAGCAACAATTACACTTGGAGTTTGATAAAACATTCCATGCTTACGCATTATGGAAACCGAATAACAGAGCATCAGGTTGGCCTGATCGAGCAATTCAAATAGGCTCATCAATTGTTTGGTGTGAATTGAAGATTACACATATGAGAAAAGATGGCAGAATATTATTGAGTAATTTTGAAAGAGAACAAGCAGCATTTATGTATAAATGGTCAAGGAATGGCGGTTCTTGTTTTATTCTATTTGCAGTATTGGACAAGGCCGGCCAGGAGAAATTAGGATATGGCATCGTTCGCCCTTTATTCTTTTCTGATTGGTTGATGGTAAGACAAAAATTGTATTCTTTAATTGACTTAGATTTATTTGCTGATAACATGAAAGAGGTGCTAGAATGGTTCAAACATACTTACGGGAAGCTCGCGATTTAGTTACTAGTATGCGAGATAAAATTAGGCGTATCCTTGACATAATTACAGGAGCGAAACAAATGCCAACGAGAGCAAATGGAACGCAAGTCCCCACTATGGAAGAATTTGAAGCTTTGACTGCTCGTGTGGTTCAATTAGAAAATAATGATGAGCTACAAGACAATAGACTTGATGAACTTGAAGGTAACAATGGAGGTGGTGAGGTGCCTGTGCCGCCAGTAGAATATGATGTAATTGTTGAGAAGCCATCAGCAGATGGTAACAATACAACTGAAATTAATAATGCTATAAAACAAGCTGCTGCTATGGGTGGCGAACGAACAGTATATATTGATGCCGGGGATTATCCACATGATGGAATTATTGAGCTTACTGGTGGAATTACCTTATGTGGTGCAGGAAGCTCTACTGTTATTCGTAGCACAAATCAAAACGGAGATGGTTGGCCTACTCTTTGTATTCATATGACAGGTGAAGCTCCTACACTTAGAAACCTCAAAATTACTACTGATTGGAATGGTGATCGTCAAGGCACACCATACGCACAAGCAGTATGGGTTGATAGAGCCAATAGATTCTATATTTCTGGTGTTCATGTAGTTGGTGCTGGCGCTGGTGGTTTGTATTGTGAAACATCAACTAATGGTATTGTTGAAGATAACGAGGTTCAAGACACACTAGCAGATGGAATTGGTATTGGTTATTCTGGAAGTTCATTCAATATAGCTAGACGGAACAACGTCCATAATACTGGTGATGATAACATTAGTATTTGTTCTTATAAATCATATGATCAAAGTACAGGGAATACAATTGAGGATAATATTTGTGATGGATCGTGGTTTGCTCGTGGTATTGTCGATCTAGGTGGTAAAGACACAATCATTAGACGCAATACTGTGAGAGGTGCTAAAGCAGCAGGTATATTTACAATTCGTGATGATTTGTGTGATACATACGAATGTACAAATTGTTTGATTGAAGATAATCTTGTTGATGGATGTTGTGATCCTTCATCTGGTTATGTAGCTAACTATCAAATTTGTCAAGACACAAAGAATGTAAGTGTCATTAATAATATTTCAATGAATCCTAAACGAGAGCATTATTCAGTAGGTGCTAATTGTACTGGGCATTTTGAGGGCAATGAACCACCACCAGGAGCAGATGTTCAAGCAATGAAACAATCACATAATATTGATCCGAAAAGGTTTATGCGTCCTGCTCCAAAGTTGCCGCCTAAGCCAAAAGAGCGGTAACGAAAATTTTATCCTCTACCACGATTTACTTTCTCTCGGAAATACGTTAGCGATAATCGTTTGTTATGAGGAGCGAATTTCATTCCTGAAGGTTTTGATCCTCATAATGAACTAGCTCGCATTAATACATTGCGAGAACTCACGTTTGCTTGTCGGCAACGTGTTCCTGAGACATTGCGTCAAATCGACAATATGCTTGTCGATCCTAATTTGATGCCAAGTGATAGGATCAGATTAATCGAGATGGTTTGGAACCGTGGTTATGGCAAACCACGTCAAACAGTATATATTGCTGATGACTCTACTGGTCCAAATCAAGGGTCCAGTAGAGTCAGAGTATATTTGCCTGATAATAACCGCACCAATACTCCAACTAAGATTATTGATGCGGAGTCCAAATAATGTGGGATGGATTTGACGAGTCAAATGATCTAGGCCCACAGAAAGGACCACAAGAAGAATTTCTTGCTACACAAGCAGATATTGCTATTTATGGTGGTGCTGCTGGTGGTGGTAAAACGTTTGCTTTATTGCTTGAGCCATTACGCCATATAGACAATCCTGATTTTGGTGCTGTAATCTTTCGTCGTGAAGCTGTTCAAATAACATCTGAAGGAGGATTGTTCGACACAAGCTTCCAAATATATATGAAAGTTGATGGTCTACCAAAACTAAGCCCCTATCGTATGTGGCGCTTCCCGAGTGGATCTACAATAACATTTAGTCATCTACATAATGAACATGATGTTAGTGATTGGCAAGGATCACAAATACCATTAATTGGATATGATGAACTAACACATTTCAGCGAGAAACAATTTTGGTATATGCTGTCTCGTAATCGCTCAATGTGTGGTATTCGTCCATACATTAGAGCAACATGTAATCCAGATGCTGATTCTTGGGTCGCAGATTTAGTATCTTGGTGGATTGATCAAGATACTGGTTATCCTATTCTTGAACGATCAGGCATAATTCGTTATTTCATTCGTCTTGATGATAAGATGATATGGGGAGACAGCCGCCAGGAGCTTCTAGCTAGGCATCCTGCTTCATTGCCTAAGTCATTTACATTTGTGCCTGCTACTCTTGAAGATAATGTAATCTTAAATCAACAAGATCCAGATTATCGTGCTAATCTGGAAATGATGACTAGAGTTGAGCGTGAAAGATTGCTGTATGGCAATTGGAAGATTAAGCCTTCTGCTGGTTCTTATTTCCCACAAACAGCCATAAGGATTATTCCTACTGAACCAACAGATGTAAAAGTCTGGGTTAGACGTTGGGATTTGGCAGCCACAGAACCTAGTGAGGTTAATCCATCGCCTAGCGCAACAGCATCTGTGGTGATGGGTCGCAGAGAAAATGGACACATCGTTATTACTGACGGCATTAATCTTCGTAATAATGCTAGTGTTATTCGCAGCATTTTGCTTAATACTGCTTCTCAGGATAGAGCGAAATTCAAACGAATTACAACAGTCATACCTCAAGACCCTGGACAAGCTGGAAAAGACCAATCAGCATCTATCATTGCTCACCTCGCAGGATACAAAGTTAAAGCAGTTAGGGAAACAGGACCAAAGGAGACCAGAGCAGAGCCACTATCGGCCCAGTGGCAAGCCGGGAATATTGAAATTGTAGATGGGCCTTGGGTTCGTGATTACTTGAGGGAAATGCAAGTATTTCCTGAAGGCGATCATGATGATTATGTTGACGCCAGTAGCGGTGCTTTTCTTGAATGTATTTCTGGTGTAAGTGCCTATGAACGTTACATGGCACTATCATCATGAACAAATATGTAAGATTTGACAATTATTCTAATTTGATGTCTGGTCTAGGCATTGGTGGCCTGGACAGAACTGCTAATACATTTTGGAACCCATCTAGAGGCAGCACTGGATGGCGTCCACATAATATGTCTGGTTATTGGCTAGGCTGGACAAATCATTATGAATTAGCTGATATGTATATGCGGAAAGGATTGGCATCAAAGATAATAGACCGTCCAGCAGATGATGCTTTTCAACGGGGACTCCAAATTGAAGGAGATGCTGATGGTATAATGATGGATGAATATGATCGTTTGTCAGTATTTACTGTTATGGCAAATGCTATTAGATGGTCAAGGTTGTTTGGTGGTTCTGCAATTTTGTTGATTGCTAAGGATGGTGGAACATTCGCTGATCCATTGAATTTAAATTCATTGGAAACAATTGAAGAAATCAGAGTTTTAGATATCACACGTATACAACCAACTGATAGATACTATCTTGATCCTATGCAATCTAACTATGGACAAATGGAATACTACACAATATCACAACCAGGATCAACTACATTCGATGTACATGAAACGAGGCTGATTACGATTGGTGGCGAGCCTATGCCACAATGTTATAATTTGAGAAACAGATTGTCTTGGGTTGGTCGCTCATCTCTTGAAGGATGTATTGATAGTCTATCAAAATATGAGCAAGCATTAGAGTGGTCTTTGCGGCTTATTGAGCGTAAGCAGCAAGGCATATACAATATGGTTGGTCTAGCAGAAATGTTAGCGAATGGAGATGATAATCTAGCTGTCAAACGAATCAATATGGTTGATCAGGTTCGATCCAATCTAAACTCAGTGATGATAGATAATGAAGATACATATAATGTATTGAATCTAGGATTAGATGGACTTGATACTATGATCAATGAATATCAAATCGCAATATCAGCGGATTGTAACATACCAATCACAATTCTATTTGGCAAGTCAACAACTGGACTTAACGCTACTGGCTCTGGTGATTTAGAATCATATTATGGTATGGTGAAACACATTCAAGAAGTGCAAATTAGTCCAGCACTTGAAAAGCTTACAGCTATTCTTTGGGTTCAAAAATCATTAACTGGTCAAATTCCTGATGACTGGGAAATTGTGTTTAATCCGTTGTGGGTTCCAACTGATATGGAGGTGGCACAAGCAGACAATCAGCAGTCTCAGGCCGACAATACAGAAGCAACTATGCTTCTTGCGCTCATGACGAATGGGATACTAGACCCAGAAGAAGTGAGAAAAGTTATAGTCAACGATATGTTGGATGAATATGACTTTCCAGATACTTTGCCTTCATCTGGTGGTGATATTAATTATGCAAATATGGTTGACTTGCAAAATTTAGTCAATGGAACAGCGCCAGGCTCTAATGCGACTGGCAATACAAATACATCATCAACGGCTACAAAGTAGGAGTGTTTTATGGCAGCAGTTGAAGTGACGATTAATGGTGTGTTGTTCGACAAGCTTAGTCGAACAATGCAAAATGTAGTATTGTTTGGTGAAGCTACACTGACAGGACTAAGTGTTGGTGGCGGTCCTATGCCTCCTGGTTCTGGTGGCGGTGGTGGACAACCTGGTGTACCAACATTTCCTATTTGGGGTCCACCTGGCAGTAATTTTCCTGACAGGCCAGGCTATCCACCAGTAGCAGGTCACCCGTTGCCAGAGCCACCTCAGCAGCCTCCTGAGAATCCAAGTGAGCCTAAGCCGCCACCTCCTGGCGGTGGTTGGGGATGGCATCCTGAATATGGTTGGGGATACTTTCCTGGTCAAGGTGGCAAGCCACAACCTGGACAGCCTGGGTAATCAGTAAGTGCCAAATAAGCGCAAGCCGATTGTGCCAATGAAATACCCTGTGGGCCAGGAGTATGCCTATCGGCGCATTTTGCTTGCGCTTACACTTGCTATGAAGAAATTGCTGAAGATCATTATGTCACCTGAAGTGCCTAAAATGGTGGCAGAAGTAACAGCAGTTCATTTGCCTACTGGAAATGTTAGACAAGATCAGGAGGGATGGCAAGCAACATTACACGACATTATTGACAGAATGACAAGGGAGATGGCAGACCCTACAACAAAAGCCATATATCAAGCATCAACACAAATCGGGCCAGGAGTAAATAATTACAACAAGGCAGAATGGAGACGATTGATCAGACAGCAATATGGAGTTGATCCTACGCGTGAGGCGCCAGAAAAATATCAACATGTATTGGATAATTGGTCAAGGCAAAATGCTTTGCTGATCAAAGATATTCCATTTCAGGCTATGCAACAAATAGCACAAAAGACTGTAGAGGCACTGAAATCTGGTCAAGCCCCAAAAGATATGGCAAATGATATTTATGAAATAATGTCTGATAGAATGGATGTTACAGATTCACGAGCGAAATTAATAGCAAGAGATCAAGTATCAAAACTCAATGGTAATTTAACTATGGAACGACAAGTAGATATGGGTGTGGATAGTTATACATGGCGTACTGTTGGAGATGAAAGGGTCAGGGAAACTCACGCGGATAATGAGGGCCAAGTATTTGAGTGGGCTATGCCTCCAGAAGAAACAGGCCACCCAGGAGAGGATATAAATTGCAGGTGTTGGGCTGAACCTGTATTGCCTGAAGTTGTAGCATTTGAAGCCTCATTAGAGGATGCAGCATAATGGTCACTCGTTATGACTTTATTGAAATGAAAGCATCCGTATCTAATGAAGGATGGATTAGAGATCGACCTGTTATTACTAGGTCAGGAATTTTTGAATATCGTTCAATTGATGGAAAGGTTACAAGAGAATATAGACCAGATCAAGAAGTATTTGAAGATGCTTCGCTTCGCACTCTTAACGGTATTCCTATTACAGATGGTCACAATGGCATTATTACTGCTAGCAATAGTAAAGGTATTATCGGCACAGTCTTGAGTCCTGGAATCAAACAAGATAACAGTATTGTAGCTGACATTATTATACATGATGCAAATAAACTCGGCAAACGTCGTGATTTGTCTCTTGGATATGAATGTGACGTTGATGATACTCCTGGGGTAACTGAGAATGGAGAACGCTATGATGCTATTCAGAAAAATATAAAATATAACCATCTTGCTGTGGTGGTTAGTGGTAGAGCAGGCAATGCTAAATTGAGGCTTGATTCTACCTCAGCAGTGAATGGTCCGTTCTCCCAGGAGGGTGAAATGTCAGAACCAAAACTTGTTACAATTAGATTTGATGATTTGGAATATCTTGGTAGTCCAGAAGTGGCCAAAAGATTGTCCAAATATGAAGAAGAGGCAGCAAGTTATCGCAGCAAAGCAGATGCTTTGGAAGCAGAACGCGATACATTGCGTGCCTCTTTTGAAGAAGAAAAGAACAAGACAGATAAGGCAACGAAAGCAGCACTTGCTGCTGCCAGGGCTAGAATTAAACTGGAAGATATTGCTGGTAAATCTGGCGTCCAGTTTAAGGATGATTCAACAGATAATGACATTAAGATTGATGTCATTCACAAGTTGAAGCCTGGCGTATTCAAGTTTGACGGTAAGTCAGACGATTATATTGCTGCTACGTTTGATCTAATTATTGCTGATCAGAATAACAAGCAAGAAAACGTTGCTGGTCAACGTAAGCAACTTACTGAACCTAGGGCTGATAGCAAGGACATTCCTGATCAGTCTCCCAATGCTGCTAGACAACGAATGATCGCCCGTATTCGGGGTGAGAAGGAGGCTGCATAAATGTCATTTTCACTCACATCTAGCCCATACTCCACTTATCAATACCCAGCTTTTGTGGGTATGAAAGAGGATAGTATGGACGATAATGTTGACACCTTTGCTTGCGGTCCATCCGCAGTAGGTGTTGGCGTTGCTGTTCAGCGCACTGCCGCTAATGCTATCACAATTAAGAACGGAGCATCAGCTACTCTTGGTGTTGGTGTAGCTCTTCATGACCATACTGTTGGTTATTGGGGAACATGGCCACAATTGTTTACCGCTCCTTCTGGCCAGTATCAGCCGACGCAACCTGTATCTGTATTGACTCGTGGTCGATGCTGGGTTGCTGTGTCAGATGCTACTGGTGTTGCTGATGGAGTGGCCTGTAAGGCAGATGCTACTACAGGTCAATTCAATACGACTGGCGTCGCTGTGACTAATGCTGTATTTCGTAGTTCAGCAATCAACTTGCTTAATGTTGATTGGACTACATTTACACTAGCCGCAGTTGTCGAACTACATTCACCATGGGTATAAGGCCTGAGCGCCAGGAGTAAAGACAATGAGTGCCTCTACACACCAACATTACGATCCTGAAGATTTGGCAGTATTTAAGAACAATCCTAAATTCACTGCTGACTTTAGGCAAGACGCTGATACGATCTTTTTTGCGCATCAACTTAATTATGTTCGTGCGCAAACGTATGATCGTCAATTGCCTCCAATGAACGCTGATCGTTTGGTGCCAGACGATACTAGTGTTCCAGAATGGGCAGAAACTGTTACACAGTATGCCTATGATATGGTTGGTATGGCGAAAGTCATTTCCAATTATGCTGATGATTTGCCACGAGCCGATGTGCGGGCAACTGCTAGACAAGTAACTGTAAGAACACTCGGTGATTCTTATGGTTTCAACGTCAATGAACTCCGTGCCTCTAGGGCAACAGGTTCGGGTCTAGATGTCCGTAAGGCTAATGCGGCCCGCAGATCTATGGATCTGAAAATAGCCTCTATTAAGCTGGTGGGTGATTCCGTATTTGGATTGTATGGGCTATTCACCAATCCTAATATTCCCACTCAGGTTCTGACCAATACTGGAGATTGGACAGCACTTACTGGCGATCAGATTTTGGCCAATCTCCTTGTGTGGATTATTGGTTTCCAGAATCAGTCCAAGGGTGTTCATGTTCCTGATCATTTGGAATTGGCACCCAAGGCTTACAACGCAGCAGCATCTAAGTTTATTACTGCTTCTGGTGCTGCAGTTCCAGTAACACCTCTACAATGGTTGAATGCTAACTATCCTGGAATTACTGTAGAGAATATCTGGGAACTCCAAGGCTCTGGTACAGGTGGAAAGGATTTGGGTCTGCTTTATGAGCGTAGCCCAGACAATCTTTCCCACATGTATGTTATGCCATTTACGCAACTCCCGCCAGAAGCACGTAACCTTGAAATTGTTACTGACTGTCTGGCAAAGTCTGGTGGTGTAAATGTTTATTATCCACTCGCGCTGCTTAGTGCATTGACCACATAAGGAGAGTAAACATGCCTAAGTTTACTAATATATCCCAGCATCTAATTCATACTCATATGGGGACGATGATGCTGCCTGGTATGCCAATGGATTTGTCAGATGAGGAATCAAATAATGATCAATTCCAGGATATGGTAACTGCTGGCGATATTGTTGCTGGTGAGCTAACACCAGAGCAGAAGGAGCAACAAGAGCAGCGGCGTAGTGGTCAAACTGATGAACAGCAACGTGCTGGTGGCCCAACTAAGGCAGATGTAATGGGTCAACGATAAGTGAGTGATGTCTTACAGCCTATTGAGCCTAATATTCAGGCATTCTTGATGCTGTTCTATCCACAGTATTTTGTGGAAGGTGGTCCGCATTACGTTGATCCAGTTGTAATGCAGACTTTGAATATTATTGCTGCTGAGGCTCGCCCATGGTGTTTATCAGAAGGCGAGCAAGATTTAGCACAAGCATTTTATTTGGCTTATTTGATTAGTGTAAGACAGGAGACATCCAGCGGCCAGAAGTTTGCCACTTCTTCTGGTCCTGTGGTTATGGAAAAGGAAGGCGATATACAAGTTCAATATGCTGATTTAACTAAGACACCTTCTGGTGCTACAAGTGGCAGACCGCCAAGTGATGCTTGGGATGCGTGGAATAGACTGTATATGCGTTGTGGTCAAGCTGCAATTCTAACAAGGTTTGGGGATCCATGTCGGGTAACGTCAAAATCACTGACAAGGACTTTGGTTACACGCGCTTTGAGTTTGATTTGAAGGAGTTGGCAAAACGGCAAATCCATGTTGGATTGATGGGAGATGGATCTGTTGAGGGTGTAGCTGTTGTTGATTATGCTATGTATAATGAATTTGGAACCAGTACTATTCCACCTAGACCATTTATGTCTAAGACATATGAATTGTATGGTGACAAAACTAATAAACTAGTTGAACGTTTGTATAACAAAATTATTGAAGGTGAAATGAATCCTGATCATTTATTGCAAGTAGTTGGTGCAGATTATCAATCCAAGATACAGAAAACAATTAGAGATGCTAAGAATTGGGCTGTGCCCAATCTTCCTGAAACTATTGCTAGAAAAGGTTCTAGCTCTCCATTGATTGATACTGGAACTATGGTGGGTTTTGTAAGGTATGAAATAGATTGACAACATCTTTTCGTCAAGCATTCCAAGTTATTCAAAGGAATATTGGCCAAATTGTCAATGGTAAATATTACCTTTCTGAAGATGCTGGGACGATAATAACTGTAATGGCAACAGTTCAAATGCCATCAATAAGGGATATGGCAGAAATTGAAACGTTGCCTATGGGGCGACGTGCTGGAAGACATATCAAAATATATACTGATACAAGATTGCGTTGTGTTAATCAAGAAATAGCTCCAGGGCGGGAGAGATATGCTGGCGATATATTCTTATATGACAATAGTCAATACTTGCTATATGGTGAATCAGATTTCACAATGCTATCTAGAACACGCAGCACGACAGTTTCTCATTGGCGCTATTATGCTTGCGAGGTCATAGAAAACTTTGAACTAGAGCAAGCGCCATGATCGACAGTTTGTATAAATTGATTGAAGCCACTATGGGGTATAGTGGAATAATGAATTTTGGCTTGATCTTTGCCAATCAAAATATCTCACGTATGCCTAAGCCATATATTGTAATGAATGTGATGAATATAGATATACCAGATCATTTGATTTATTTGAATGAAATAGATTCATTTGATTGTCGAGTAATGGCAGGCTGGAGAAAAGCTACAGTAGAACTACAAATCTATAATGGGATCAAATCGCTTGATACAGCCAGTAGATTGGCAATGTATCTACAATCTGAACAATCATTAGAAGAACAACAACGTTTAAATGTGGCTATTGGTGCTAGGTTGTTCTTTGCTTATATGCCTGAGATAATTAATACATCACAGTTTGAAGGTAGAGCAATCTATCATTTTGAATTCTTTTATACTGAACAGGCACCAGACTATGTTGGGGCTATCGAAACTGTTATTGTAGATGGGGATTATATTGGAAGTCTTACGGTTCCACATTGTCATGAAGTTATCGTTAGCCCACCTAGACCAATGCCTGTAGGGGAGTCAGAAAATGGCTAATATTGATCGTATCGTTAAAGTCGCAATTTCTCTTCGCACCACAGCGATTGCAGAACAAAACTTTAATGATCTACTTTTATTTGGATCATTTACTCCAACAGGGGCAAATAAAGTATTTATCATTACTGATTCTGATGAACTACTTGATACTTATGGATGTCAACCAACTGATCCGATCTATTTGGCAGCTCAAGTAGCATTTAGTCAAATTCCTTGTTTGCCTCGCATCTATATTGGACTTGATGCTAATTCTGCTAATGTTGCTAGTGATTTAGATGCTATTAATAATGAAAATAGCGATTGGTATGCTATATGTGATACTAAGCATACTGAAGCTAGAGCATTGGCTATGGGACAGTGGACAGAAGCTCACGAGAAGCTTTTTGTTACTTGCTTGACCAATGTCAATAATGCTAGTTCTCCTGGGACAGATACTACATCTGTTGCTCATCTATTGCAATCAAATAATTTGTTCCGTACAGCTTGGTGGTATACTGCTGATCCGAAGAATTTTGATGATGTGGCAATTACAGTAAAGAGCTTCACAAAATATCCCGGCCAGGAGACATGGGCTAATCAGCGTCTTGATGCTGTGCCATACTATAGATTGACTGAAACGAACGCACAAAATATATTTGCTAAGAATGGTAATACATTTGAGCCATTCCGTAATATTGCCATTACTCAAAATGGTAAGGTAGCTGGTGGCGAGTGGATTGATGTTATCCGCTTTAGGGACTGGCTTTGCGAAGAAATTAAAATCCGCATATTCCAACAAATGGTGGATAATCGCATACCTTATACTGACCCTGGGATTGCTATTATTAGAAGTCGCCTTACTGAAGCACTTGATTTTGGAGTTACTCGCGGTGGTATTGCCCCACCTGAGGTAGACTCTGATGGTGATTTTATTCCTAGTTATACTGTTAGCGTTCCATTGGCCGCAAATGTCTCCAGTAATGATAAAGCTAATCGTATCTTGCGAGACGTTTATTTCACAGCAAGATTGGCAGGTGCGATTCATGTTGTAGAAATTCAAGGTGTATTGACTTATGAAAATCTGCCTGTAGGAACTACAACATCCGCAACTGTTCAGGCTGCTGCAGCAGAATCAGCCAGGCGTTCTGGCACAGTTAATGTCTCAGTATAGGGGAACGTAAATGGCAAGTGTTCGCACTTACAATCCTTCTCGAATTGTTATTATCGTATTGGGATTTCAGATAACAGGATATGCTGATGGTGCGTTCGTCAATATTACTATGCCTAGTGATGGCATTACGACAGCTGTGGGGGCAGATGGTGAGATTGCCCGAGCAGTTAATCCAGATAGAAGATGCACTGTTACAATTACACTTCAACAGACTTCGCCTGCAAATGATTTTCTTTCTAGTTTGTTTAACATTGATATTCTTACTTGTGGAGGTCGCGTTGGCCCTATTCTAATTCAAGATTTGTGCGGCACAACTATCTTCTCAGCATCACAAGCTTGGGTAGCAAAACCTGCTGATCTTGAATTCAGTAAGGAAATCACCAATCGCGCATGGGCAATCCACACAGGCGCACCAGCAGTATATAATGTTGGTAGCAATCTAGGATAAGGGTTATGTCTGTGGCTGTTAAAACTGTAGAAGAAGCATTCACATTAACTGCTGATGTATTCCAACGTTTATTGGATGAAAATCCTGAGTTGGAAAAGGAACTTTGGACATTGCTTAATGCTGGACAAAAACCATTTATTTGGCGAGAATTGAAGGGCTTGAATGATTCATTTTTCCATATTGTTGTTTCTAAAGAGAAGGTGGAATAGTGGCAACTGGCAGACAAGAATTTGTTCTGGAGAACGGCAATAAATTTTACATCAAACGATATGATGCCTTTCTGTCTTTGCGTATATTGGGGGAGGTTCAAAAGAAATTTCTGACACCTATAGCAGCGTTGATGGAAGCCAATGATGTTAACTCACCTTCAGAGACTAGACTTGAGAATATATTGAAGGCAGTTGAAAAAGCTTCAATTAGTCTCGATGGTGAAAGCCTAGTTGCTTTGACCAGAACTGTTTTGAATAGCCAATTCATTTCTGTATCTATAGATGGTGATCAGCCACAAATGCTAGATGAGGGTGCGCTCAATCTAGCAACAGATGGTATTTATGATGTTATTGCATTAATTGTTGAAGTATTGAGGGTGAATTACTCAGAGCTTTTTACGCGGAGCAGAAACCTTATTGGACAGGCCCAAGAGGGTATGGCGATCCATTAGGGGTTCTGCGAGAAGATTTGGCTGCTGAACTAATTATCTGGCGTCCGATACTAGATGGTCTAGTGTCGATTGGGGAAGTGAAGAGGGGAGACGTAGACATAATTGATTTGCTTAAATTGAATGCTTTGTTGGATATGCGCGCTGCTATGGAAAAGCGCGCAGCAGACGCGGCCAGGAGTAAGTAAATGGCTGTTGTCAGAGAACTTGCCACACTCTTTACTTTTCAAGTAGAGCAAAGTGGTATTAATCAATACAAGGCAGCAGTTTCAAACCTAAAAGAAGTTGCCATTAATGCTGGCAAATTATTTGGTCTTGCTTTTGGCCTTGAGAAGATTTACTCATTTGTTGACGGCCTTATTGATGCTGGTAAAGAAGTCAATCTTCTAATCTTTCAAATTCAGCGTCTTGGCAGATCACAAGACGATTTAACTGATATTGGAGACACACTTCTTAATTCTGCACTTAAACTTGGTGTTGCTTATAAGGATGTTGCTGAAACATTTAAATCTTTTCTGCGAGATAGTCAAGAATTAAAAATCTCGCAAGAAGATTTGCTAGCTGCTACAGAAAATATCTACAAGGCTATGCGGGTTGAACGGTTGCCCGCAGATCAAATGCATACTGTTATGCAATTTATGGAAAGGGGGTTCAGACGCGGAAGCTTTGAAGGCAGAGTATTGGGTGGCATTATTCAGCAATCGCCTGAAGTTGCCAAGATTATGGCTGAGGCTTTAACTGGTGGGAGTGTCGAGAAGCTAAGGGAACTGGCCAAACATAAAGGTGCGTTGACTAGTGAAAAGGTTATTGAGGCTCTAGCTAGACGAAATGCTAGGCTCGATGTAGATTTTGCTAAAGCTCCAGTTAAACTGGGACAAGCTCTAACAAACATATATAGTCAACTCACCTCCATTGCTGGCAAACTATTCAAGATGGTTAGCCAATCGGAAGCAATGGGCAAGGCTATACAATGGGCATTTAATTTAGCTCTTGGTGCTGTTAAGGAATTTGTTAAGGCTCTTGGTGGTGCTGAAGCTACAATTAGATTAATAACAATAGCATTAACCACTGTTGCTGCCACTAAGATTATACCATGGCTAATTGCTGTTGTTAGAGGGATGAATCTGCTATCTCTAGCAACATTGAGAGCAGTAGCAATATGGTCAGCATGGGCCCTTGCTATTGCTGCTGTTGTTTTGACCCTTGAAGATTTGTATGTCTGGTTTACTGGTGGTGAGTCAGTTGTTGGTGACTTACTTGGTCCATTTGATAAGTTTGTACAGAAGTTTACAGATTTCTTCAAGACATCTCCATCAATGGCGCCATTCCGCGCTATATGGGATGTATTCCTTGGTATCAAGGAATTTATTACTGATATAATGAGTGGTAATGTTAGTAAAGCCTTTGGCGATCTATTTGCGCCAGAAGGCGGATTTATGAAAGGCTTAGGTGAGGTAAGGGAAAATCTATCAAGCATTAGTTTCTGGATAACTGCTATTGGCGCTGTATTCTTTGGATGGAGCTTGTTAAAATTTACAGGCTTGATTAGTGTATTGAAATTGATATCAATTCCAGTTGTGGTGCTTCTTGAAAATGTCACTAGTGTAACAGCAGCATTTGGCGTTTGGAATACAATTAAATTTGGTGGATTGTTAGGCGCTCTTGGTATAGTTCTTGCCACTGCTGTTGCTGTAGCTGCTGCTGTTGGAGCGGCAGGATTTGCAGCATATAAGGAAGGTGAATTTGGTGCCAAAGCAGCCAAGCTAGGCTTTCGTCCTTCAGGAACTCCTGGCGCGGTTGATGAATTTGGCAATGTATATTCGTTTACTAATCCACAAACTGGAGAGACACTTGACCGTGAACAAATGAGAAAGAAGGTTGGCGAAATGCCGCCTTCAGTAGTTCCAACAGTCCCGCCAGCAGCAGTAGCACCTAGCTCAACTACAAATGCTCCAGTAACAGATAACAGAACAAATACTGTGAACCAAACGAACAATATTACAGTTAACTTGACTCCAGAACAAGAACAAATAGCAGCATCAATCCGTTCACAGATGACTGGATTGAGTGAAGATATGATAGCCCAAATGGCTCGTCAACTAACTGGAGCATCTCCAAGAACTGAAAGAGCTACACAATGAGTGGTGCTCTTGGGATAATTGGTGCTGGTGCTAGTGTAGCTGCTAGTGGCACTAGTTCTGTATTCTCGATGTTCTATGGCACAGCTAATTCTCAGCTGGGCTATTTAGAATTGGATGTATTGGTTACTGAAAATCTATCATTGCCTTCTGATGTAACAAAGTATCCAATTGAAGATGGTTCACAAATCTCAGATCATATTACTGAGGGCGCAGAAGAACTAACCATTACAGGTTCTATTTCTTCTGGCAGTGCTTGGGGATTGGAGTTTGCTTTTTGTAAGTCCAGACTCATTGATGCTGTTGATGTTATGCGTAATATGCATAAGGATCGAAAGCTAGTCAAGGTTGTTACTGGACTTGGCACTTATGAGGATATGGGATTTACCGCTCTATCATTTAATCGTGGTGCTGGAGAGAAGGGTGGCAATTGGATAGACATTAATGCGTCTTTGCGCAAAGTCAAAAAGGTTAAATTAAAGCAAACAGAATTACCACCTGATCAAACCTCTGGAGATGGAACTGGTAAAACAGGGGCAACAGAAAAGAAAACTGGGCAAAGCGGAACACAAAACAATCCTCCTAAGAATGAATCATTAGCACATAAAGCAGCAACTTCATCTCTTGGAAAGAAGCTTATTGAAGGTGCCAAAGGAATATTCCAATAATGTTTGTATTGGAAATAGCTGATCAAAATAGCCAAGCAATAGAAGCAAATCTTGATGATTTGATTTATTATGTTGTCATTAATTGGAATGAGTCTGGACAAGCTTGGGAAATGGGGATAAGGGATAGTGCTTATAGGATGTTGGTCAGTGGCATTAGAATGGTGCCAGAGTTTCCATTGCTACGCCAATTCAAGTATCCCGAAGTCCCGCCAGGAGATTTGTTGATACATGATTACACACTTACTCATAATACAAGGATACCTCGTGATGGGTTTGCATTAGGTAGATATGAATTGGTTTACTACACTCGTGATGATATATTGACTGGTGCATAATGCTATTTGATAGAGTATATCGTTTGCAAGTGGGGACTAAAGGTTCCAATACTGGAACTGAGATTACTGATTTGCGCATTCAATTCAATATTGAAAAGACAGCAAAGAAAAATCCTAATAAGAGTTCAATCAAGATATACAATCTACAGCAATCCACAAGAGAAGAATTTGAGAAGCCAGATACTCGTTGTTTATTATATGCTGGATATAAAGAAGAACAGGGACCGCTTCTGATATTTAATGGCAATGTAACATTTGCCTGGACGCAATTTGATGGTGCTGATGTTGTTACTGAATTTGAATTAGGAGATGGCCAGAAAGAGATTAGAGATACCACTGTGTCAGTTGGCTATAAGAAAGGTGTCAAATCTGGTCAAGTATTGAAAGATGTAGCTAAGCAAATGGGTATGCCGTTGACTTTGCCTAGCAATGCTCCAGAAAGATTATGGAATAATGGTTTGTCTTATTACGGCCCTGCTCATACATTGGTAGATAAAGTGACCAAGGCTACTGGGCTGGAATGGTCTATGCAGAATGGAACTCTGCAAGTTGTAGAATCAGGAATGGTAACCACTAGGGCTGGCATTCTAATTTCTATGGACTCAGGATTGCTTAAACATCCTGAGCGTATGAGGAAAGACAAGACTGAGAATAGCAAGAAGAAGAAATCTAAAGATCCACTTAAGCAAGCTGATGGCTGGAAAGTAGATTGTTTGCTTATGCCTACATTGAATCCTTGTGATCGAGTAAAGCTTGAATCAAGATCAGTAAATGGTGTGTTTCGCATTGAGAAACTAACGCATGATGGTGATACTCATGATGGAGATTGGCAAACCAAACTAACTTTAATTGATCCTAAGATACCTATTGCTGAAGTTAAGGGAACCAAAGGAGGTCGTGGGTCTGCTGGTGGCCTTGAAGAAGAAGCAAATTTTGAGGGTGATCTGTAATGTTTGATGATCTTACAGATGCAATACAACAAATGATAGAAAATGCTATTGGTAATATGAATACTCATTTGCCAGGTAAAGTAATATCATATGATGCTGCTAAAAATCGTGCTGTTGTAAAGCCTGATTTGCCTAAGGCTATTGCTTCTGGCGATGACTTGGACAGCCCTCAAATAGTTGAAGTGCCTGTGGTATGGTCAGCAAGTAATGGTGGTAAGTCTACATTCTCCATGCCACTACAGCCAGGAGATGGAGTGCTGTTAACTTTTCAGCAGAGATCCATCGAGAATTGGCTCGATGGTAAAAACATAATGCCAGATGATCCTCGTCAACATGATCTCTCGGACTGTGTTGCCATTCCTGGTTGTGCTGCTAATGGTATTGTGGCTCATGATAAGAACGTTGTATTGAAATTTAATGATACATCTTTAACAATTACTCCAGATAATACAATCATTATTGGCAATAAAAATGGAGGCATAACAATAGATCAAAGCGGCAATATGACCCTAAAAGCAAATACAATTAAAATAGATACACCACCTAAAACATTTACACTAGAAACGCATGTGCATGAATTTACTAAGCCTGGTAATAAGTTTGAAACTTCTGGAATGCCACAAGCATCATGAGTTTAACACAAGGCCCATTTGATCTAGCGCTTCATCGTGTTGATCACGATATGGAATTTCAATCATCAGTTGTTGGTGGTGACAAGTTTTCTATTTGGCCTATTAATGGAGCAGATAAAGTAGCGCAACAAATCAAAATTAATTTGCTCACATTCTATGGTGAGTGGTTCTTGGATACTAGTTGGGGCGTGCCATATCTTGAAGACATTTTGGTTAAAAATCCTCGTATGGCTACAGTAGAAACTATATTGAGGTTTCATATCAATAGTGTTCCACATGTAACTCGTTTGACATATTTTGATTTGAGTTGGGATAGAAGGAGACGAACATTAACTGTAGTGTTTGGTTGCTCTACTGATTATGGTCCTATTAAAGACTCAGTAAAATTGGAAATGCCTAGGGTGGTGGCCAGTGTCTGATCTAGTTAATCCAAACAATTATGGTGTATTGCCTACTGGCTTTTCGCGTATGCGTTTGCCAGAGATACGGCAAGCCATCATCAATAGTCTACAGACTACAACTGGGTTAACCTTTGAAACTAGAACAGATAGTATAACAGGACAATTCATAGATGTGTTCGCAGAGAGGGAAGCGACATTATGGGAATTGGCTGAGGCAGTTTATCATTCGATGTATCCCATTAGTGCCTATGGTATTAATCTTGATCATGCTGTTAGTTTTGCCGGTGTAAGACGGCTGTTCCCAGAGAACACCTATGTGTGGTGTGTATGCTACGGCCAGGAGACTAGTCTTATTATTGTTGGTGCAAGAATTCAGTCTGAAGTAAATCAAGAAACTTTTATCCTACAGCATGATGTAACTATTAGCAGGCAACAGTGTATTGACTTTACTATATCAATTGATACTTTAACAATAGGTGTAGACTATTGGATTAGAATTGATAGTGCTCTGTATACATACCATAGTGTTGCTGGTGACAATACAGTTACAATTGCCTCTAATCTATATACCCAGCTTCTGGCGTCTGATTTGATTTTGTCTCTAGATGCTAACCATATTAGTGGTCATAGAATTGAGAATGTTCCTTTTAATCTTCAATTCTCAACCAATATGAGTTTGTTGACTATAGGATCACCTGGTAACTTTACTGCAGAGAATACTGGACCTATTGATGCTACTGCTAATACTTTAACCAATATTTTAACCACTCAAACAGGATGGGATAGTGTAAACAATATAGTTGATGGTCATTATGGACGTAATCTAGAGACAGATGAAGAATTAAGGCTGCGTTATAATACTGGCGTATTTAGACTTGGTGCTGCTACACTTCCTGCTATTAAAGCAAATCTTGAACAAAATGTGTTAGGTTTGCAAACAGTAGAAGTGTTTGAAAACGAAAATGACGTTACTGATTCAGAGGGTCGTCCACCACATTCAATTGAAGTGGTCGCACTTGGTGGCGATCCTCAAGAAATTGCGAATCAAATTTTCTTGCTTAAGGCAGCAGGCATTGATACCTATGGAAGTATTTCTGTCACTGTTACCGATAGTAGTGGCTTTTCTCATCCTATTCATTTTAATCGCCCTACTCCAATATACACATGGGTCAATGTGAGTGTAACTCTATACAATGAAGAAATATTTCCAAATGATGGTATTCAACAAATCCAAGCCCTTATTGTATCAACAGGTAATAGTTTTGGCATTGGCAAGGACATAATTATTCAACGCTTCCTAGGGCCGATTTATTCTCATGTGCCAGGTATAGCTAGGCTCGACATAACTGTAGCGACTGAACCAGATCCCAATACAGTTCCAGCGCCAGGAGATTATGTATCATCTAATATTGCAATAGCAAGTCGTGAGGTATCTACATTTGATTTGTTGCGAGTGGCAGTAACCATATTGCCATGAATGATATCTCAGTAATCAATGTTGATACTGATGATCTTGGCTTTATACATGATCATGCTGATATTGCATGGTCGCATTTCCTTGCTCAACATTATGGTAAGATAAATACTGAGAATTTTGTCAAAGCATTTTATCAGCCCATTAATGTTTTAGATAAAGCACTCAATGATTTATATACCAAAAGATGGTTGGATACTGCAGAGGGCTTACAATTAGATGGCATAGGTAGCATTGTTGGGATAACAAGAGAAGTTCCCAATAGTGTATATTTGCCATTCTTTGGGTTTTTCTCACAACCTTCTGGCCGAGGATTTGGACAAGCTAGATTAAGGCACAGAAGAGAACCATATGCTGAATCTAGTTTTTTGGGGGATGAAGATTATCGTATAGCAATACATATGAAAATCCTGCTCAATAATGGGCATGGAACTGCAGAAGAATTAATGTATGGCGTTAACACTTCACTGAGGGTAACTAAAACCAGAGTAGAAGATCACGGAAATGCTAATGCTAGAATATACATCAATGATTTTATCTTACCCAATGACCCACGATATTCAATATTGTTGGATAATCTTGCGAAGGCGGCGGGTGTAAAGCTTTGGCCATACTTTGTAGATACAGATCATACATTTGGATTTAAGAATCAGCAAATCTATTATGGCTTTGGAATAGGTGTGTTAGCTAGACGTGCTGAGTCCAATATACCTCCAATTGTTTTGGATATTAGCACTTGGGATGATGGCTTGAGTATCTGGGATAGCGGCAACAGTGTGTGGGATGGAGTATAACTATGAGCAATATTGACTATACTAAGCCTGTATATGGTAATCCCACCACTCAAAGTGTAAGGGATAATTTTCATCTTGCTTATAACGAGATAACAGACCTACAAAGTAAGACAAGTCTAGCGCCATATCTGCCAATCGCTGGCGGAACGATGAATGGTGCTATTACTTTACCAGGCGATCCTGTTTCTCCACTTCAAGTAGCAACAAAAAGATATGTAGACAATTTGGCTTTTGGAGTAACTGGAAATATTCCTGAAGCTCCAATTGATGGTTACTTCTATGCTCGTGGTCATATCACTGCTGGTATGACATGGAGCAAGGATCCAATTTTCAATAGTGCTATATTTGGTGTATCTCCACAGAATGTTTTGACTATTGCTCCTGGCGCTGCTGCTGCTAGTATTATTAGTTTTGCTCAAAGTGGAACTGGTGGTTATCAATTTGGTGGAGATATTCTGCGCCTTACTGGCACTGGTGCAATTGGTCTCCCGCGCGGCACCACTGCCCAACGACCCACAGCAACAGCAGGTGATCTTCGTTATAATACAACTTCTGCTTCTTTGGAATTTGTTGAGCCTGGTTTAACTGCTCTTCCAGTTCCTGTGCGTATTGCACACGCTGCGCATACAGGCGGATTGCGTGGCTTTGATGTTACTGGATTTGGAACGTCTACTTCTGTTATTGCACTTACTGATGCCTATTCTGGTACTACTGGAAGAACTGGTGGTGCCATATTTGATTGGGATGGTAACAGCCTTCTATTTGATGATGGCACTACTGCCCTAAGACCCAACTCTATTACATCTGGTAATCCAGGACGTTGGATTAAACGAGTTTCTGCTGGAACGATTGCAGTAGAAGATGCTGGTGCTGTAGCTGACTATGTATTTCCAACGAGTGGTGTTGGTGAAGTTCTCGGCACAGATAATACTGCTGCATTGTCTGGTGCTTGCGGAGCAGTAGGTGCAAGTGGCACTATACATCGTGGTGGCACAGCGCAATTGCGCGCTGGTGCTTATCGTGTTACTGGCACTCTTGTTATGCCTCCTGGATCGCGGTTGCGTGGTATTCAAGGTTTGCCATATGCATTGAGCACTACAACAAGATTTAATACTGGCTCTATCATCGTGCTCGACGGGCCAGGAGCACGTATTCAAATGAATCAGGGTGCTGTTCTTGAGAATGTTCGCATTATGCGACGTGGTATGGATCTTGCACCAACCTCTACAGACACTAACGCATATTGGGCCGCGCGTCTTGATGAGGTTTGTGCAGGTCAACAATGGAAGCCTGCTACTGCATATTCCGTTGGTGCTGTTGTAATATCTTACAATCAAGTTTATAAATGTGATACTGCTGGAACATCTGGTGCTGCTACTTCTGGCGGGCCGCGCAGCCAACGTACAACAGCAAACTCCATTACTGATGGATCTGTTCGTTGGCATTGGATTAATGAATATACTTGGTATCGTTCCAAGCCTGTGCAAGTTAACGCACTGATGTGTTCTGGTAATAATGTTTATCAATGTGATACTGCTGGTGTTACTTCATCTACAGGCCAGGGGCCTTCCGCTACCACTACAGCTGCTAATAGCGTTATTGATGGCACTGTCAGATGGCATTGGATTGGCCAATTTGGTATGGCAATTACCACACTAGATTATTGTAGTCTTGATACTGTTGCTATTGTTGGATTTGCCAAAGGTATTGGTTCTCTTACTGGTATGGGTATGCGTAACGTTTGGGTCGATGCGATCCATTGTGTTGATGTATGTAATTCTGGTGACCTTACTGTTATGGAGCGTGTATTGTGTCGCGCACAATATATTGCTACTGGAGATATTCGGCGCAGACCAGGATATGGTATCTATTTGCATGATCGTATGGATGGTATTACATTAACAACATGTGGTGTGCAATTATGGGCAATTGCTTATTGTCTTTCAAATGTTTGGCCTACGATGAGGGATTGTGGAGCGGAAACTGACAGCACAACGAATGGCGATACTTGTATTCAATTACTTGGAACTATTACTGGTGGTCAGTTTGTAAATTGTTATGTGCTGGGTTGTATTGGTTGGCATGTAGCGGCGACAGATTATAATCATAATCCTAATACTGTTGCTGGTTGGGTAGTAGGAACAAGCCAGCTTGAGATTATTGGAGGTTGGTGGGGAACCTATCCTGCTAGCTCAGGTGTTGGTTCTGGTATGTGGGGCAATCCTACTATCTTTTATATTGAAGGCCAGGCTCGCGTCTCTGTGCGTGGTGGCATCGTTAATCAGCAGGGCCAGATAGTAATTCAAGCCCCTGCTACAACTGATACCCAGAATTATTTTTGGACGTTCAGAGACATGACTATTTTGTCTGCGAACATCCTTACATATGCTGATTTGGCAACTATTGATTCTTCAGTAGCACCATATATTCATTTTTCAAATATATGGCATGCAGAACGCAATAGAATACTTGTTGCTCCTGATCATAACGATACCATTGCTGTAGTTTCTTCGCCAGTATCAGCTGGAACTTATGCCATTCCGAATGGAACCAAATGGGTCCATATTGATAATTCTTCAACACTTGCATCTTATACTTTGACTTTGCCTGCTGTGCCTATTGATCAGCAGATTGTAGAAATTACTGCTGATTCTGCTGTAACAGCATTGACTCTTTCTCCATCAGCAGGACAAGCACTTGGGCCTAGTGTTCCATCTACAATTTCTGCTGGCGGGACATTGCGGGTTCGGTGGTTTGCTTTTGAGAACCAATGGAAATATACTGGTGAATCGAATGGGCCTTATTTGCCGCTTATTGGTGGTACAGTTACTGGAGCTACAACGTTTAATGGGGCTACAACAGTTAATAATCAATTTGTAGTATCAACCAATACAGGTCCAGCTTTTAGATTGAGTGGCGCTGCTGGCGGTTATCGCACAATACGATTGGATACAGCTAATTCGCCTAGATTTAGTTTGGGTCTAGATAACGTTGCTGAGAGTGGTGGCGGAGCAGGAAGCAATTTTATTGTATCATCCTTTGATGATACTGGTGCTGGCTATTCATTTAATCCACTTATGACTATTAATCGTAACACTGGACGTATGCTGCTTAACACAGGTTATACTGTGTTTGGAACAATGGGTACAGGATTTAATATTGGCACTACTAATGGTATGCGCCAATCAATTAACTTTACTGGATCAACTTCATTTAGTCCTCTTGCATCATTTAACCAATATGTAGTTAACTCAGATACTATGGCCTATACTGGTCAAGGATTATTCCATTCTGGTATCTTTTATAATTTTGGCGGTGCTGGTTATTCTGGTGCACGTGGTGGCATTCTTATAACTTTGACACAGACTGGTCCAGCATCTAATATTGGTGGTGCTGGGGGACAAGTTTGCTTCCAGGCTGGTGCAATTCTTAATAATACTTGTGGTGGTGTTGCTGGCAATCATTCTGGTAGTGTATTTGGTATCAATATTTATAATCGACTTGATCCTGGCGCTGCATATGTGCAAGGGTCAAACGGTATGGAAATTGATATTGAAAGTGGAGCAGGTTCAACATATAATACTCAAACTGGTATGAGTGTCGTTCCAACTACTGGTCATAAATCAGTTCCAATTGTTAATTCTTATGGTTATGTTCTTGCTGGTCAAACAGGAACCATTGGTGTTGATATTGGTCTTCATTTTAATAGTTGGGCACTACAAGCTGGTAGCACTTTGCTAATGACAGAATGGGCTGGTGATAATCCTACATTTACAATGGGACGCGGATTTGATCTGCGTGCTCCAACATTTACTAATGATGTTATGGCTACAGCAGGATTTGCTGTTAGTCCTTCTGGCAGAGTGAGAGTGGGCACTGGTTACTTTGATGTAATTGCAGGTGGTGCTGCACTAAATGTTGATGGTGCTATTTGCACCGCTGGAACACTTACTGCATCTGTGACTACTACATATCCATCAGACGGCAATACATGGCATTGCGAAGATCCATATGGCGGTGTTTGGCGCGTTACATTTGCCAATGGCACCAGTAGCATTACTGGTATTACAATGATAGTTGCGCCTACAATTAAAGGAACGCCTCCTGCTAATCCAGTAACACTTACGCCACGTGGCAATCTCAAGAGATTTTCTCCTGGTGTTATTACAGCAAATTTAACTTGGGATACCTCTCGCACAACTCTAGCGATTCAATCTGCTGGTGGGCCAACTACATTTGGCGGATCAGTAACATTGCCTGCAGGAACTACTGGTCCATTCTTGCCACTTACTGGTGGTACAACAACAGGAAATATTCTTAATACACAATCTGGTAATACTATCACACTTGGACAAACAACTGGTAGTTTTATAGGCATTCAGTCATCTTCTAATTTGAATGCTTATATTTCTAATGGATCCTCATTTACTGTTCGTGGACCTAATGGTATACTTGCACAAGTTGTAGATGCTACTGGTGGTAGTGCATCAGCTGATTATATTAAATTGAATTCATTTTCTTCTGGTGGGCCGTCTATTACAACAAATAGTGGCACTCTTGGACTCACTATTAATCCAGGCACAGGCACCCTTTTTGTAGGGCCAACAGGTACAGGAACATTGTCCGCCAGGCAGTATACATCGCCCAACAGTACATTTACTGGCGCCTCCAATGCAATTCCACCGGTGTTTCTGTCCAACCTCAATCTGGCAGGCACAGTTTCTGGTCAATCCTATGTGAATTACTTGGTTGTCAGCAGCGATACAGCAGATGCTCATTTAGGTGCGAACGGTGGCCTATATGATCTTGGCATTGTTCACAATGTTGGTGCAGTTAATGGTGCGCGTGGCACAATCTGGTCACAATTAAATGTCGCAGCAATAACTAATCCAGCACAAGAAATGACTGGAATCAATTCAACTATTTTCGTTAATGGTAATACGAACGGCGCATTCTGTCAGCCATATTCTAGCAGTGTAGTTGTTAATAGCGGCGGCACCGCTGGGAATACAGTGGCTGAATTTATGGTTACAGCGAAGGCTGGTTCAAGTGTTTCTGATAAATGCTTCTTGCAATTTACCTATGGTCCAAATGATGTGGTGGCCGGATCAGGGCAAGATGCGTGCTTGCGGTTTGCTAGTGCCAATACTATAGGTTCGCCAGGAGCAGGCACCCTTATTTGCGTTGGTAATAATGGTGAAGGATGGCCAGTTAATACAACGACTGGCACAATTATTGGTGTCAATTTACAGGTTGCTAATCAAGGTGCTGGTCGCAATTTACATTTTATTCCACCACAATGTTTTGCTGGTATAGATTTCCGTTCTGTTAATTTTAGTCAAGCTTCTGGTTATGCATTCCGGTCTGGAGGTTTTTCTGTTGATGGCACTGGACAAATTTCGTTTGGCAATGCTCGTTTTGGTATCATTGCTGGTGGAGTGTCTCTTGACATTCCTAATCAACGTGTAACAGCTGTTGCTGTTGCTGCAGGTGGTGGTGGTGGCGGAACTGGCACAAATGACTATTATGTAGGTGATATTCTTATCACAGCAAATGGTGGGCAATATC